TAGAAAATTAGCTGAAGAAACTGACAAGGCTAGAAAAGCCTATGAGAATTTGAATGCAGAAATTCAGCGCATGAAGTTTAATGCTTTAGACGCAATAGAGCAAGAGAACAGCACATACGCTAATAGAATGACTGTACTCAAGACAGCATTGGAGCAGAGTGCAATCACGCAAGAGCAGTATAGAGCAACGGAAACTGAACTCACACAACTGCATTTAGATAAACTGTCAGAATTATATAGCGAACATTATGAGCGTGAAGCAGAAAAAAGAAAAGAACAGATTGATAGACTGCGTGAAACTGAGAGAGATTGGAGCGAGTCAACACCACTCGATGCTTTTACAGACAAACTTCAAAAGTACGGTTTGACTTGGGATAATGTTTTAACCGGAAATTTTCAAAAGTCAAAATTGACCGCAACACAGATTACCGGAGTATATGCACAGGCAAGCAGTGCCATTGGTGGTTACATCGGAAACATAGCGCAAGGATTTGAAAAAAATAGCGGTATGTATCGAACACTTTTCGCACTGCAAAAAAGTTTTGCGGTTGCAAGTTCCATACTGTCAATATATCAAGGTGCTGCAAATGCGATGGCGGCTCCATATCCGGCGAATTTGATTGCATGGGCGCAAGTTCTGGCACAAGGTTTATCTCTCGTTGCACAAATTAAATCTATAAACTATTCAGGTGCATACGACAAAGGCGGCTATATTCCAAGTGGTGCTGTTGGTCTTGTTGGCGAAATCGGACCGGAACTTATAAAGGGTCCGGCAACAGTAACCGGCAGAAAAGACACTGCGGATATGCTACGACAGAACAGCATCACAGTTAATCTGATAGAAGATAGAGAAAAAGCCGGAACTGTTCAGCAGTCAGAACGTGACGACCAGCAGATGATTGATATATTTGTGGCAAATATCCGGTCGGGCGGTGATACTGCTAGTGTGTTAGAATCTACCTATGGTTTAAAACGAGTGGGGTATTAAATGAGTATATTGAGTTATCCTGGAACATTACCGCAACCACTGCAAGAATCCTATAGTGCTGATTATAAGCCGGCAATGATTAGAACTACATTCACCGATGGCAGTGCTAGACAAAGAACTATGCCATATAATGCTAGTGATTTTTCTGTTTCATGCGTTCTTATGCTTACAGGTGCGCAGTGGGTTGATTTTTGGAACTTTTATAAAAATCTGAATTATGGCTCGGATTGGTTCACTATGAATCTGCCACTAGACAGTAGTGACAGCGTCAATACTAGAACTGTTCGCATTAAAAACGGCCAAATTAAAAAAGATTTGCAGTTTAGGAACAGCAGTAATTTTGTGTATAAAGTTTCATTTACTTTAGATGTGAGGGAATAACAGCATGGCACTTCAAACACTCAAAGCATTGTGGGCGAGCGGCGATAAATTCCCGATTACAACACTGACTTTCAATTTGACTTTAGGATTTAAATATAACGGTCAGCCGTGGCAAGGTTCTTCAGTTGAAAATAAAATTTTACGTTATGCACTGTCACAAAATGATATAACTTTAGATGGTGAAGTTTATTCTGCAAGCTGTTTCAGTGCCGCACTGCCGGAGCGTTCAGACAATACTTTTCAAGATTTAACATTCTCCATCGGTGATGTAAACCGTGAAATTCTGCAATATCTGTCAAGAATTACGAGAAACGACCATAAAAATTTGAACTTTGTCACACTTGCACAATGGCACCCGACTACACTTCAAAAAGAATTTGAAATAGAGATGGTTATAAATTCTGTTAATTTCTCCGGTTCGGCTGCAAACTTTACCGCAAGTTTTGCAGATTTAGTCAACACGGAATTTCCACAGAAACGCTATACGGCAGAAAACGCACCGGGAATAATCTATGTGTCAAATTAACATAGATAAATATCTGTTGGCACGATATAAACATGGCGGTAGAACTCTGCCAGATGTGGACTGCTACGGTCTTGTTTTGGAATTTTTCAAAAACGAGTTAAAAATTACTCTGCCATTGGAGCAGAGCATAACAGATGTTAGTCAAGCGCCTGACGGTGAAAAAAATTTTAAAAAAATTGTAAAATATGCAGAAGTCACAGAAAAAAATCTTAATCGTGATAAAATTTATCTATGCGGATTTTACACAAAAAATAATTTTTTAGCGCACTGCGGAATAGTGATAAATAAAAAAATTCTGCATATTAACAAAAATGGTGCTGTATTACAGAGTATTGGCACGATTAAAAGAATTTACAGTTTATGGAGTTTGAAATTTTATGAAATTACATGTGATAGTTGCTCCACGTCATGATTTAGATTTTATCATAGAAGAAGAATTTACAGAGATTAAATCGAATATCAGCGTATACGATTTAGTTTCGGAACTTGCACAAACTCCACATCTCACAGAGAAATCTATCACTGTCATTGTTGATGGTGCTGTTGTTCCTTTTGCTGATTGGAAAAAATATTTTTTATCTGAAGAAAAAAATCACGAAATAAAATTTATTCTGGAGCCGGAAGGCGCTGTTGTAATGTTCGCCTTTGTGCTTGTTGCCATGGTCGCAACGTTCTTATATACCATGCGTATGATGCACAATTTGAACAGCAAGACCGGGACAGATAAAAGTGGTGAATCACGCTCAATTTATGACGTGAACGCTCAGGGAAATAAAATCAAACTCGGTGATGTTATCCCTGAACAATTTGGTTTATTTAAAAAATTCCCTGATTATTTAGCGGATGCACACGGATTTTATCGTGATAACGAGTACTATTTAGACCTTATTTTGAGTCAAGGTATCGGCTATTTTCAGCACAATTTATCAAATATATATGTCGGTGCAACTCCAATATCAGTGTTACAGGGCATACAATGCGAAGTATGCGAGCCATCAGCAGATTTATCAATTAATGGCATAGCACCGGAAATCACAAAGTGTTGGTACAATTCAACAGAAGTAACGAGTTCTGGCCATACACTTCACGCACTGACAACAACCATCACGAATAACACACATTTAGAGTATCAATCAATATTTATAGAAGGCTACGATTTGTCTAAATACCGTGTTGGTGATTTGGTTAAAATCAGCGGTGCAGAGAATGAGTGGGTAGTACTGCCAGCGTTCCAAGATACAACAGAACACTACCCGGAGCAAATATCGGGCGATTGGACGATAAGATGTCAGAAGAATTATAGAAACTGCTTTGATCACCCGCATCAGTTCGCTGTTTATCCTTTTAAATCAGTTGAAATGATGGAAGCTGACGCACAATCACCCTTACCACAGCATACTTACTATCACATATATGCTTTTCAGCGTGATTTTTACGTTGACAATAACCCGGATCCGGTATTAAGACTGCTAGATATTCCAGCTAACGAGCTCTCTATTGCAGAGAGTGCTAGACGTTGGGGCGGTGAGGAATGGGAACTTAATTCATCGGAATTTTCTCAATATGATCACGCATGGTATATATCAACCCCTCTCAGTAACTATATGCTACTAGGTAATAACTCCCTCCATGAGTATTGGTCGTCGGGAGGTTGGATACCTATTACAGAATACAGCATCGATGGCTATTGGGATGCAAACACTAGCAGTTCGTATGGTTATGAAAATGATGGCACAGTGGATTTACAGACGATACCGGATAATTGCAGAATTAACTGTTACTCTCCGTCTGGAATGAATGCCGGTTTTAACGTATGGAGTGATATTGTATATAGCGGTAGATATGGTTCACTGTATCAGCAGACTGCAACGTATTCTTATAAAGGCACTCCACTATGCTATGAACTTAAAATTAACAGTGGTGACGGCACATATAAGTTATGGAACAGCCGCATTAAAACCGGTGCTAAATTTAGAGTTTGGGCGGGATATTGTGGGCGTGTTAAAGTCGTGAAATGTCATAGAAAAGAACTCGAAGGCAAGACAGTTGATATAATGTCCAGCGGTTTAGGAGTAAGCGATGGCATACTGATGGAACTTGCCGGAGTTTCGACATCTGAGAGTTCGTCATTACGTACCGAGTGGATTAGAGTAAATAAGCTATGTTTCTCATTGCCAAAAATAGGCAAGAATATTATGTCTGTTTTTGAGTATGAGCAAGTCGGGGCTTCACTAGTTCCGACCGGAGCCGGTGGTAATTGGGCATCTAAATATGATCCGGAGTTCAGCCCGGAAGAGCAAGACAAAGATTGGGAGTTCATAGTATCTGACGGCATAGGTGAAGTTGCAGCAGTGCAAGAATACGGATTCGGTCATAACTGCGTTGCCGTTCGTGTGACTGCTACTCCAAAAGGTATATGGGACTTCTATAATGAAGATAGAGGCACAGTTGATGATAACGGGTATTATAAAGTCGTTGCAGTATATGGTGAGAACAGTTTCAGCGCAGATTTAGATTCACCGATACTTGTAAATAGCAAGAGTGACTTGAGCAGTAATAATGCAAAGCGAT